GCCGTATGGTAGCGAGATACGTAGCTTACTGACGATAAGAGAAGGCAGGGAGTTATGTGGTAGTGATATGAGCAGTTTAGAAGACAGGACTAAGCAGCATTACATGATGCCACATGATTCCGATTATGTAGAGGAAATGAACAAAGAGGGGTTTGACCCGCATTTAGATATTGCAGTGGAGGCTAAGTTCTTAACACAAGAGCAAGCCGATGCTTACAAGGCTAAAGACTTTAGTAAGTTCGATGAGGTTACGTTATCTGCACAAAGGCATAAGGGTAAGACTACTAACTATGCGAGTACGTACGGTGCAGGTGCACAGACTATTGCCAGAGGGGCAGAGGCTACACTTGAAGAGGGAGAAGCATTACACAAAGCATATTGGGATAGGAATTGGAGTCTAAAGGCTATAGCAGATGACCAGACTACTAAGAATGTAAATGGTAAGCTATGGTTGCATAACCCAGTCAGTGGTTTATACTATGAACTACGAAGCAAGAAGGATATTTTTAGTACGCTTAATCAAGGCACTGGCACTTACTGTTTTGATATGTGGGTACAGGAGATAATAAAAAGAACTAAGACTTTGTTAGCACAGTTTCATGACGAGGTTATTCTAGATGTACCCTGTGCATATCGAGAGGGTATTACTAAACTATTAAAAGAATGTGTAAAGGAGGTAAACAAAAAACTTAATCTAAACAGAGAGTTAGATGTAGATGTAGATTTTGGTAAAACTTATGCAGAAATACATTGACATCTACAAAAAGGTATGATATAATCAAAACTGTTATTCCAACAATAGAGGATAAAATAACAAATGGCTATTAAAAGACGTGGCGAACAACAAACAACTGAGCGTAGTGATATTGAGTATGTAAACCTAGAAGCAGGTGAGCATGAGGGTAGACTACGATATGTAGCAGACTTAGGTATGCAGAAGCGTGAGTACATGGGAGAGGAGAAACCACCAGCACAGCAACTGGCTTTAGGTATTGAGATTATCGGACAGTCTGTAGAGATTGATGGCAAAGAACAACCTAGATTGTTATGGACATCTGGCTTTAATGTGTTCCATGAGTTGACTGAGCGCGGTAAAGAGTTGCAATACTTCAAGGTGTTTGACCAAGCAGCAGTAGAAGGTGTAGAGGCTGATTGGGATAGCATGATTAACGAGCCTTGTAACGTGGTGGTTATTCATACCAAAGGTAAGGGTGATAACTCTGGTCGTACATACGACAACATTGATTCACTAACACCAATCCCTACTAAGTATAAGGGTGGTGTAGAAGCTGGACTTATTACCGATGGTTGTACTGGTGATGCAGATGATATGGATAACCCAGCACAAGCTAGTATGTTTGGATTACCACTATATATTCACGGCAACCGAATTGATGCACCAGAGTCGCTAGAAGAACTTACTGGTGCAGAAGTAGATATTCCATTCTAATGGAACTGCTAATTGATGGTGATGTTATTGTGTATCGTATAGGGTTTGCAACACAGAGGAAGAACGACAATGGAAACATTGTACCAGAGCCTTTGCCCTATGCCTTACACAGTACCAAGAGGTTTATCAATGGTATGATTAAAGATACGGGTGCTGATAGTTACAGGTTATTCCTGACAGGAAAAAATAACTTTAGACTAAAAGTTGATAGTGAGTACAAAGCTAATCGTAAAGGTACAGCTAAACCTATTCACTACCAAGCCATACGGGATTACATGGTTAAGCACTTTAAGGCAGAGGTTATCGAAGGCATGGAAGCTGACGATGCCCTTGCACTTAATCAAACAGACAACACTATGATTGCAAGTATAGATAAAGACCTGCTTATGGTAGAAGGTGAACATTATAACTTCGTGAAGAAGGAGTTCAACCATGTTACTTACGAAGCAGGTATACACTGGTTCTATATGCAAATGTTAATGGGAGATAAAGTTGATAACATTATCGGAATACACGGCATTGGTATTAAGAAAGCTGAGAAGATATTGGCTAAGAGCAAGGATAGAGATGCTACTATTGAAAGCTACTATGAAGATGAGTTCGGGGAAGGGTGGTATCAACGTATGGTACAGAATACGCAACTTCTTTGGATGCTTCAAAAAGAAGTGAAGATGCCAATGGATATTAGAGGAGACATAGAGATTGCAGATAACTAACATTTTAATAAACTGGACAAGCACTGCAACATTTAGACTTGCACTTCTAGCCATTGAGTTGGTCACGATGCTGGCAATTATTGCGAACTGTATTCGTCACTGGTGAAAGAGAAATTCTATGAACAAGTACCGCAGTAAGTTTGAAGAGAGGGTAGCTAAAGACTTGAAAGACTTTACCTATGAATGTACCACGTTACTATACAACAAGCGAACCACTAGGAAGATGGTGTGTTTAGATTGTGGTAGTCTACACGTATTGCAGAAGGCTAAGTATCTTACAGACTTTAGATTGCCTAATGGTATATACATTGAAGTGAAGGGGTGGTTTAAACCCAGTGACAGAACTAAGATGGAGTCTGTTATTAAGTGTAACCCAGAATTAGATATACGTATGCTGTTTCAAAAAGATGGATGGACTACCAAAAAGAAAACACAGAAGTATAGCGAGTGGTGCAATAAGCGTAAGATTAAATATGCTATTGGGAAAGTTCCTATTGGATGGGTGAACGAGGATGAGAAATGTGAATAAGATATGTTACAAATGTGGTGCGGAAGACCCAGACTACGAAGTAGTTGGGTATAGTAGAAACTGTTCTGAGTGTGGAGGTAAAGCTAGTGTGTTAGAAATAACTGAAATGACTGACTTATTAAACGAACTCTACCTTAGAGGTTTACTACCCGAAGGTTTTGTTGAAGACGTAACAGACGAAGAGTATAATGAACTTGAGCTAGACTTTAATAACGACTTAATAGAAGCTCATAAAGATGCCTTCCTAGATTACCTAGAGGACTATGACTATGACTAAGATAGTAGTAATACCAGACACACAGATGAAGAAAGATGTACCTATGGAACACTTGTTGTATGCAGGTAAGTACATAGCAGATAAGAAACCAGATGTTATCGTACACCTTGGAGACCATTGGGATATGCCTAGCCTATCTCACTATGATAAGGGTAAGAAGTCTTTTGAGGGTAGACGATACAAAGATGATGTTGACTCTGGTAACTTAGCTATGGATTTATTCCTAGAGCCTATTAAGAAAGAGATGAAAAGGTTAAAGCGCAATAAGAAGAAGTCGTGGCAACCACGTATGGTGTTTACAATGGGCAACCATGAAGAACGTATAGAGCGTGCAGTGGAATGTGACGCAGTGCTGGAAGATGTTATTGGTTATCAGGATTTAAACCTAAGTGACTGGGAAGTTATCGACTACAAAGAACCAGTAATCATTGAGGGTGTTGGCTTCTGCCACTTCTTTACCAGTGGTGTTATGGGCAGACCAGTATCAAGTGCTAGGGCTATGCTTACCAAGAAGCACATGAGTTGTGTGATGGGTCATGTACAAGATAGGGACATAGCCTTTAGTAAGCGTGGTGATGGTACTGCATTGACTGGTATCTTTGCTGGTATCTTTTACCAACATGATGAGGCTTACTTGGGCAGTCAGGGTAACGGTAGTTGGAAAGGTATCTGGATGTTAAACGAAGTTAATAACGGTAGCTTTGATGAGATGCCTATTAGCTTAGAATATTTAAGAGGTAAGTATGAACAGTGATGAGTATAAGTTTGCAGAGTTAGGTAGATATGACCTAATCAATAAGGGTGCTTGTGGTAAAGCTACAAGTAGAATAGATATTATTGGGCAGAACGGCAATGATGGGTTACACTATGAAGAGAGGGCATCAGATAAACAGGTAGGAGGAGACCATTATAAGAAACACCTAATACAACCTTGGGATATTATTGATGCTTATCATTTAGATTTCTACGAGGGTAATGCACTTAAGTATTTGCTAAGAACCAAAGGTAGTAGAGAAGAAGATATTAAGAAAGCTATCCACTACCTTGAGAAGTTGTTAGAAAAACGGAGTATCTGATGAATACTAACAACCCTATTAAGTTGTTTGGTAAGAACCTATTTGGCTTCTGGCTACCGTTTATAGGGTTTGTAACTTACGTAGAGTACGATGATATATTTAACCCTAAGTATAAAGCATACGAACACGCGTTCTTAGTACAGTGGATTATTGGCTACGCACTTGTGTATAAGATAGAGGTAGTACAGATGATGGAAGAGGAAGATTGGAATGACGAATAATGAAAACCCAAAGGCTACGTTTACTATTAAGAAGATAACTAACTGGCATTATGCAAGGAACTTAATCAATGGCTCTAATGACCAAGCACAAGTAAAGAAGTTAATCGAAGAGGTAACAGAGTTAGTAGACTCATTATCTACAGGGCAAAGTCCTATTGATGATATTGGTGATATTATTGTAGTGTTAATCAACATAGCAGAGAGACATAAATTATCTATTGATCAATGTTTAGAACACGCGTATAATGATATCAAAGACCGTAGGGGTCAGATGATAGATGGCATATTTGTAAAGGAAGGGTAAATGATTACAGACAAACAAGAGGCTTACGTTATTGCATATCCACAGGCAGAGCAGTTTGCAGAGTTGCAGGAGGATATATTTTGGACTGCTAAAGAGATTGGTATGGATAAGGACTTGCACGACCTACACAACAATCTGACAGAAGCAGAGATGCACGGGGTAGTTACTGTGCTAAAACTATTTACCTTGTATGAGACACACGTAGGTAATGACTACTGGCTAGACTTTATTCGTAAGAAGTTTAGACGACCAGAGATACAGCGTATGGCTTCTGTGTTTGGTATGTTTGAACTGAACGTACACGCACCTTTCTACAACAAGATTAACGAGGTGCTGAACCTAAACACTGAGGAGTTCTATAACAGTTACGTTAAAGATAAGACCTTACGTGGACGTATGGACTGGTTAGACAGACAGTTCGATGGTGATGATATGTTAGCCTCACTAGCAGTTGGCTCTATCGTAGAGGGTGCTGTACTGTATTCTAACTTCGCCTTTCTAAAACACTTCCAAGCTGAGGGTAAGAACAAGTTAGTCAACATGGCAGCAGGTATTAACTTCAGTGTAAGGGATGAGAACCTACACAGCCTAGCAGGTGCTTGGTTATTCAATACACTAAGAGAAGAGAGTGAGCAGCTAAACAACAAAGAACTAGATAAGAAAATCTATAAGACCTGTGGTAAAATCTATGAGCACGAGTCCCGTATCATTGATATGATATTCGAGAAGGGAGAGATTAAAGGTATCACAGACTTACAGATGAAGAACTTTATTCAAGCTAGGTTAAACCTTTGCCTTGAACAACTAAGGTTAGCACCACTGTATGAGGTAGACTATGACCCTATCTCTAAGTGGTTCTATAAAAACATTAACACACCACAGCTACATGACTTCTTCC